GACGATGGCAAAGACTCGCCTGACTTCTAAACAACTTGCTATTAAATACGCATATCGTAGTGGACTAGAAGAGAAGATTGCTGATCAGCTGACGAACTTAAACGTCTCCTTTACATTCGAAGAAACTGTATTGTATTATACTAAGCCAGAGCGTAAGCATCGCTATACGCCTGACTTTGTGTTATCCAATGGCATTATCATCGAAACTAAAGGTCGTTTCTTAACGGCTGATCGACAGAAACATCTCCTTGTCAAAGAACAGAATCCCACTCTTGATATTCGTTTCGTGTTCTCAAACTCGAATGCTCGTATTTCTAAATCATCTGCTACAACTTATGCAGATTGGTGTAGAAAACATGGCTTTCAGTTTGCGGATAAACTAATACCTGTTGAATGGATAAAGGAATAAGTAATGGAAGCGGAAGATAGTAAATTTCTACGACACGAACAGTGCGAATCTTGCGGTTCGTCGGATGCAAAGGCTATTTATAGTAATGGCTCTACCTTCTGTTTTTCATGTCAAGTATCGACGCGTAAAACGTCAGATAACAAAGTGCAAACTATGAACGCCACGACTCCACTTTTGAATCCGTATTTCGATGGACAAGTGGAACCATTGGCCGCTAGAGGTATTGCTGAAGCGACATGTCAGAAGTATGGCGTTCGCAAAGGCCAACTCAACGGCAAAGTGGTCCATCTCTATCCTTACTACAAGGATGGACAAGTTGTCGCAGCAAAGACACGCGATGCCGCCAAGAATTTCAATATTATTGGTGATGGCAAAGATTTGTCGTTCTTTGGTCAAAATCTATTTGGTAAGCCAAGCGATAAGATTTCGCTTGTGGTTACTGAAGGTGAAATTGACGCGTTATCAATGGCTCAGATTATGGGATTAAAATTCCCAGTCGTATCTGTGCCAAGCGGCGCTCAATCTGCTGTCAAAGCCTTTCGCAATAACATTGAATGGCTTGACGGTTGGAAAGACGTCGTTATCATGTTTGACAACGATGCGCCAGGTCGAGACGCTGCTCAGAAATGTGCAGAAGTCCTTAGACCAGGCAAAGCACGTATTGCATCATTGCCGTTGAAAGACGCTAATGACATGTTGATGGCTAAGCGCTCTGAAGAATTGATGAAATGCTTCTGGGATGCTAAGTCATTTAGACCTGATGGTATTATTGCAGGTGTGGACTTATGGGAAGTAATATCTCATGAAGATAATACGTTATCTCTTGATTATCCATATGTTGCACTAAATGAAAAGACACATGGATGTAGACGCGGTGAATTGGTCACAGTTACGGCTGGGTCAGGCATCGGTAAGTCGGCATTTATGCGTGAAATAGCCCATCATCTAATCGGCCTCGGTGAGACGGTTGGTATGGTGATGTTGGAAGAGTCCACAAGACGCACAGGCTTAGGTCTGATGGGTCTGGCAATTGATAAGCCACTACATTTATCTCGCGAAGGTGTTACGCCTTTAGAGATGAAAGAGGCTTTTGATAAAACCTTAGGCACTGGTAGAGTATTTATGTATGACCACTTCGGCTCGTCTGAAGTTGACCATCTCATGAATAAACTCCGCTATATGGTCAAAGGTTTAAGTTGTAATTGGATTATCCTTGACCACCTGTCTATTCTTGTATCAGGATTAGAAGGCATAGATGAGCGCAGACTCATCGATCAAGCTATGACAATGTTGCGCACGTTTGTTGAAGAAACTAAATGTGGTTTATTATTAGTATCACATCTCAAGCGACCAGATGGTAAAGGTCACGAAGAAGGTGCACATACTTCATTATCACAGTTACGTGGCTCTCACGCAATCGCACAGCTTTCCGATATTGTTATCGGTTTAGAGCGCAATCAGCAGTCCGAAAATCCAAATGAAACTCAGATACGCGTGCTAAAGAATCGATTTAGTGGTGAAACTGGCGAAGCCGGTAAGCTCTACTTTAATCGTGACACAGGCCGTTTAACTGAGACATTTGTCCAAGTAACATCAACTAACTCTTTTGGAGAATTTTAAGATGAGCACAAATAACTATTTCGTAATCCGCGCAATCAAAGAAAAAGGCGTAGCCGCCTCTTCGTATATTGCTAAGAAGTATAAAGTAAAGAATGTATCAGCCACAGTATCTGCCTTGCGCAAACGTGGTCATGAGATTGTAACACTCGCCGAAGGTTATGCATTACCGTTCGGTACGCGCGATGAAGCAGCTAAATTAAGTAAGACTGCGCGCAACAAAATTGCTAAGCAATACGGCTTAGTATAAAGTGTAGTTACTTCTTATAAACATTTCTTTGTATCTAACTAGGAGTATTAAACATGAATGCTTTTATTGTTACTGTAGCTGCCGGTCTTCTCTCTTTCAACGTAATGGCCGCAGAGCCTGCTAAGAAGGATGAAAAGAAGCAAGAAGTTAAGGCTGCAAAGCAAGCGACACCCGCTAATGCTGCACCTGCTGCACCTGCTGCAAAGAAATAATCAGTCTGACTGATGAGCCTTAAATAGGCGAAACCGCCACTCGGGAGAGTTCGCGGTCTCAGACAACCCAAAAAAAACTATATCGATAACCTGAATCGAATCCTCCTGTAGTTTAACATCCATTAGGAGTTAAAACTATGAGCCTTAGAAATAAACTAATTTTAGCAAGTCGTGCGCACTATGATGCACACATTAGAAAACACACCATGAATGTGGAAGTTATTTTATCAAATCCATTAGCATTGCCTGAGCATGCTGACTTGATGGATGCGATTGAAAAAGAGCTTCTCATTGTTGATGAGTATCAAGGAAAACTTGACGCTCTAAATAAATATTTTAAAATCGATGTGCCATTCACAACTAGTGATAGCGGTAGCGAAAACGGCAATAACGGCAATAACGGCAACAATGGCAACAATGGCAATAATGGCAATAACGACGATAATAGCGACAATAGCACTACAACCACCACGAGCACTACTGCTCAAGCAGACACTACAATGGTAGTAGGCGCTGGCTCGCATATCAATGTTGAGCGACCATTCACAGTCTAACTGATGAGTCCTTTATGGACGAAACCGCAGTGATGCGGTCTTAGACAATCTCAACTATCACATAAGTGATTGATTTGATTACATATTTTCACCCTACAATGACAGATAGGAACGAATGAAATTATTATTCGATATAGAAAGTAACGGACTGTTAGACACTGTATCAAAAGTCCATTGCGTAGTTATTCAAAATGTTGAAACAGATGAAGTATTATCGTTTATTGGACATGACGAAATTATCGCAAAAGCTATTCCAATGTTAAATGAAGCTGAAGAGCTGTCAGGCCATAATATTATTGGCTATGATATTCCAGCACTTCGGAAGATTTTTCCTGGAAAGTTAAAAGAAAATATAAACGCATTTGACACTTTACTTGCGGTAAAGCTCAGTAATCCTGATATTTATCAAATGGACGTGGCTAAGCGTTATCCTAAGCTCTCTCAAAAGAATTATGGCAGCTACTCACTTGAATCTTGGGGCGAACGCCTTGGAAATCATAAAGCGAGTAAGCCTGTAGACTTTGAAGAGTTTACTGAAGACATGCTAAAGTATTGTATTCAAGACGTTTCAACAAACGTTACGATTTACAAATACCTCAAAGGTTTAAACCTTAGTGAGCGCGCATTACAGCTTGAAACTGACTTTTGGTTTAACACCATCGATATGTCAGATTCAGGTTTTCCATTCGATCTTAAAGCTGCACAGGCGATGTATGCAAGGTTGTCAGCAGAGCGTGAAGAAATTCGTCAAGAATTGATTACACTCTTTCCAACTCGCACCATTGAACGTGTTTCTGAGAAGACTGGCAAACCGCTAAAGCCGACTGTGATTGAATTTAATCCTGGCTCACGCGATCATATTGCGTATTGGTTTAAGAAAAAATACGATTGGCAACCTAAGGCCTTTACGCCCTCTGGCAAACCTGAGATAAATGCTGACGTTCTTGAAGAGCTGGATTACCCAGAAGCTAAGGAGCTAAAGCGCTACTTTGTCATTGACAAGATTATCGGCATGGTTGGCGAAGGTAAGAATGCTTGGTTGACTATGGTCGGTAACGATGGACGTATGCACGGTCGTATCAATACGATTGGTGCTGCAACTACTCGCTGCTCACATTCAACGCCAAATATGGCTCAAGTGCCAGGCGCTCGTAAAGAGTTTGGTCTTGAATGTCGTGCATTGTTTCATGCTCCAAAGGGCTATAAACAGATTGGCACCGACTTAAACGCTATCGAATTACGATGCTTTGCGCATTATCTAGGTGCATATGACAATGGTGAGTATACAAACATTATCTTAGGCGGTGATATTCACTGGGCTAACGCTGTAGCGGCAGGATTTCATCCTCCATTACCTGAAGGTCAAGTATACGATTCATCTATAAAAGCACAGAAGCTCGCTCGTGACCAAGCAAAGACGCTTATCTACGCTATGATTTATGGCGCAGGCGATGCCAAGCTTGGTCAAATTGTTGGTGGAGCTACAAAAGAAGGTAAAGCGATTCGTAAGAAGTTTTACGAGAATTTTCCTGCGATTGAAAAGTTCACTAACGATGTCAAGAAAGCGGCTGAAGGTCGTGGCAATATTAAACTATTGCATGGCGCAACCATTCCTGTTCGTAAAGCATTTGCTGCACTAAACACTCTTTTACAAGGTGCTGGTGCCGTAGTCGCTAAAGAATGGCTAAACGTTGCTCGTGAAATGGCTGAAGCCAAAGGTTGGAAGTATAATGATGACTTTTGGTTTGCTGGACATATCCATGACGAAATTCAAGCGATTGCAAAAGATAACATCGCTCAAGAGTTTGCAGCGCTAATGGAAGCATCTGCGCAAGAAGCAGGCAATCGACTCGGCATGCGTTGTCGTGTAGACGCTGAAGCGAAGGTTGGTCAAAATTGGGCAGA